TCCCTCCCGGGAAGGTCGGCGGCTCCCTTCATATCCCGCCCCGGGGCGGGGGTGACCCCCTGGCCCTGGCCCCCTGGCGGCTGATCTGGCCGGAGCCGTCCCCGCCCTGGTTGATCTGGTACTAGGCCGGAGCCGCTGCCGGTTGTCTGGTAAAGTGTACTTTTGTTTACACATTATATAGGCGGCAAAAGCACTGAAAATTTTTTGTGTTTTCCTATTGACAACTGAAAATATTCAGTGTATATTAAAGGCACAAAAGAAATTCAGTGCCTTGCACTTTGAAAATTCAATCCCGGCGCACTTCCGAAGCCGCCCCGGTTAAATCTGCCGTTGCGGGTCAAGGGAAAGCCGAAGAAATGCAGCCGGAAGAAATTATAAGGGGGTTTTCTTATATGTCATTGAAAACAACAAACAAGGAAGCCCGGGCCGCCGTCCGGCAATATATCCTTGACCATTTCAACCCTTGCGGATATGAGTTTTCCGGGCCTTGCACTTTTGAAAATGTGGCTCGCTTCATCCTTAATACCCACATGGAAGAAAAGTGGTATTCCCCGGAATACCAGGCCGCAAAAGGCTATACCAACGAAGCCGTATTTATTGACTGGTGCCAGGGGTTGCCGTCTGTCCTTGATACTTGCTATTTCTATAACCGTTCTGCCGTTGCTGATCTGGGTGAAATCTTGCAGCAATCGGAGCGGGAAAGGGCCAGATACACGGAAAGCCAGGCGGAGCAGCTTTTAACGCACTTGATCTATCAAGAGTTGGTAAAGGGAGCCAGAAAATGAGAAAGTACACGCAAAAGGAATTGCGGGAATATATCCGCTTGAAACTGGCCCGGGATTTAACCACGGTTGACCCGGAAGAGTTGCCCCGCTACTATGAGAAAATCGGTTATAGCCGGGGCGTTTACGGCCTTAACGGCGGACTTGTGCAAGATAAAGATACCGGGGAATTAGGGGCCGTTGTGGGCCGTTCTTCCAATCTCTTCCGGCTGTTCTGATCTGAAAGGGGTTTACTTATGCCAGATTATAACGCCATTGCGGTTGATAACCTTAACGGGCTTATGCGTGAAATTGCGGAATATACCAGAATGGCCGAAGAGATAACCGCCACGTTGGACGGCCTGAAAGATACCTTAAAGCGGTATATGGATGAAAACGGGCTTGACCATATCGCCGGAGCGGAACACAAGGCCACTTATAAGCCCGTGACAAGCTGCCGTATTGATACAACGGCCTTGAAGAAGGATTTACCGGAAGTTGCGGCCAGGTACACCAAAAGCACCACAAGCCGCCGTTTCCTTTTCGTGTAAAGGGGTGCTATATGAATAAAATCAGTGTCGGCGGGTTTACCAGGATAACCCGGAAGGAAGCCCGGAAGCGGTATAATGCCGGAGAAGTTGTCAGAATGTGCGCCGTGAAATTATCCCCGGTCAATATGTGGGGCTGTTTTGCGGATTGCCACAAGGAAGCCTATTCCCCCATTGCGGGGGACGGCTTCAATACGGTTGTTGCCCGTTCCCGGGAATTTGATACCGTGGTAAATGCGTTTATCTTCTATAACTGCAATGCGGAAACGGGCCGTTACCCGGCCTTTTATGTGAAAGGGGTTTAATTATGATCTATGCAAGGCAGATTGCGCCGGAATGGCAAGAAAGCCCGATTTTCCTTGACGGTATGTTTCCTGAAAATATCGTTGTGACCGGCAACCGGGATTATATCAGCCGCACAACGGCGGAATATGACCGGGTATTAGATACCCTGGAAAGCTATGCGGAAGTGCTGGAAAGTCCCCGGGAATACGGCTATAAATGCGCAACGGAGGCCGCCATTGACCTATTGCAGCCGGTCAAGGGTAAATTCAGCACCGGCAATATTCACGCCTTGAAGGGCTATTTTTCCCGGTATGGCACCGGATCAAGCCGGGACGATAAAGAGATTATTGCAAGGGTTCTTTCCCTGGTGACCGGCCAGCCCTGGCAATGGTCAATTATCCGGGGTTGTTGTCAAGGTGAATGGCAAGAAGTCTTTTACTCGGTCAATGAATGGGGCCGGGAAGCCCTGGCCGCTTTTGAAGTGGAATACTTCAACACGGGTTCGGAATGGATAGTACATGAAGGGGAATTTAACCCGGAGCAGAACGGCCCGGAAGATATAGAAGGGTATTCTATCTATTGCACTTCCTATAAAGTGCAAGAAGAAATTGCAGCTTATGAAGGGGTTAAGCCGGAAGAAGTCAAGTTGTTTGAATTTTCCGGGTTTTCAAGAGTCCCCGTATATAAGGCGGTGTAACTGGTGTATATCCTTCTTCTGATCTTGCTTCTTCCCTTTCAAATTATCATTGAAATTATGAAGTTGAATAAATGAGATAGCCGCCCTGGTTCGCCGGGGCGGTTCTTTTTTGTGCCTTTCATGTGCTGCCGGGGCCGTTGATCTGGTACCCGGGGCCGGGGGATATAGCCACCGCCACGGGGCCGGGGTGAGTGCCGAAAATTCCCACAAAAATAAAAAGGCTTTATTCATCACAAACTTCATTCAGTGACAAAAGATATTCAGTACACAAACATATTCAGTCACAAAATATTTTTAACTCTCTATTGACAACAAAATAAATTCAGTGTATATTGTCATCAAGAGGTGAGCTTCATGTATATCAACAAAGCCATTCGAGATTTGATGAAAACCAAAAATGTTTCTCTGACCACCATGGCAAAGGCTCTCGGGAAGGAGCGGGGTAATGAAATCAGTTCCCGGCTGAGAAGCAACAACCTGTCCTTCAACAGTGCTGTGGAAATGCTCTCTGCCCTCGGCTATGAAGTGGTCATTCAGGAGCGGAAGCCCGGTGTCCGCAGAGCTGACCAGATCGTGATTGACCAGAAGGAAGACCCGAAGTATGACCTGGACGCTCTGTTGGGGTCAGGCGGTGATGGCGAGTGAGGTATGGCTATGGCCGTGTGTCAGCCAAAGACCAGAGCCTCGCTCGGCAGCTTGCCGCTTTGAAAGCCTATGCCCCTGACCTGGACGATGACCACATCTTCACCGACAAACAGAGCGGGAAGAACTTCAACCGGAAGCAGTACATAAATCTGAAATCCATCTTGCTTCCCGGGGACGAGGTTCTGGTGGAGGAATTGGACAGGCTGGGCCGCAACAAGGAAGAGATTAAAGCGGAACTGGAATGGTTCAAGGCTCATGGGGTCATCGTCCGGGTGTTTGACATTCCCACCACCTTGATTGACTTCCAGGGGCAGGATTGGGTTGCCGATATGGTCAACAACATCTTGATTGAGGTTCTGGGTGCTGTGGCCGAACAGGAGCGGAAGAAGATACGGAAGCGGCAGGCTGAGGGCATCCAGGCTATGCCGGTTGTGGATGGACGGCGGGTTTCCGCCAAGACCGGTAGAGGCTTTGGCCGTCCGGCCCGGGAGCTGGACATGGACGAGTTCAAAGGGCTTTTGCAGAAACAGAGGGAGGGCCTGATTACCGTCAGGGACGCTTGCCGTCAGCTCGGTATCAGCCGCCCTACATGGTATGAGAAAGTGAGAAAGGTGGTATGACCTCATGGGACAGTATGACAATTACAGCAATGAGAAGAATATCGCCAAGGCGCAAAAGAGGCTGGATAAGCTGACGGCCAAGCGTGACCCTGACCCGTATGAAGTGGAGCTGGCCCGGAGGGAGCTGGAAACGGCAAAGCTGTTTGAACGGTGTCAAATCTTCGGGACAGAGGGGTGGAAGAAGAGCATCTACAATCCCAATGCCAGCATCATGTTCAGTGATGATAACGAGGTCATGATGTTCTTCGACAAGCTGATCTCCTACCGGGATATAAGCTCCTACGCCATTGTTGAAAATATCGTCAAAGAGGCGCATACTAAAACCAAGAAGACCGGAGCGATCACCCGGGCCATTGTGGGTGGTGCGATTGCCGGAGGGGTCGGGGTTGTGGCCGGGGCGATCACGGCGGGGTCAAAGTCCGGTACCATCGTGCATGAGATACCGGACGGCTTCTATCTGCAAATCTTTCTGAAAGACGGGTCTGGGTATCAATGCCCGGTTCCGAGTGACGGGGCGATTTCCAATAAAGTCCCGAAGCTGTGGCTCCACCTGGCGAGTAAATTGCAGACCATCGTGGAACAGAACAAAGAGTGAGGCTCCCGCTGGGGCGGGAGTGACAGCCATTACGGGCTATCGGAGTAATCCGGTAGCCCTTTTCTTTTTGGGAGGTCATTATGAAAATTGATGTGCTGGGGACGAAATACAATCTGCGCCGGGTCAACTTTGACCAGGACGAGTTCATGCGGAAGATGAACTACGGCGGCTACTGCGACAACAACACCAAGGAGATCGTCATTCTCAATCTCAAAAGCACCCCGGATTGGGCCTCGGCTCAGGAAGAGGTCATTCAGCGCATGGAGAAGTGTACCATTCGGCATGAGCTGGTTCATGCTTTTCTTAATGAGTCCGGCTTACAGTGGAACAGCTTTGCCCCGGAAAAGGCTTGGGCCAAAAATGAGGAAATGGTGGACTGGTTTGCCATTCAGGCCCCGAAAATGTTTGAGGCTTTCCGGCTGGCCGGGGCCATTTGAGGTGATTTCATGGATTATCAGAAACTCGCAGAGAGTATCAAGCGGCATATTGAAAACCGGCCCAGGGACGCTTCGGCGTACACCGACCTCTTTTCCCTCTGCCGCCAGTGGGAGGAAGAGAATTTTCAGGAGGCCCACGCTCTGAACAAGGAGCTGCGGGTCATGGCGGCAAAGCAACTGCGCCTCGCCTCCCCTTCGGAAGCGGAAAGGTTCTATGAGGCATGGAGGAAGAGCCTCCTGTTTGATGCGCCGCACAATTTCGATGCGTTCATGACCTATATTGAGCTTGACCGGAAGCCGGAAAAGAGGTTCTATGCCCCCAGACGGCATTACCTGAAACCGATGGTACAGGGTTTTCAGGATATACTTGACAAAAAGCTGCGTCTTTTGACAATATCCATGCCGAAACGAGCGGGAAAGTCCCAGACCGGCATCAATTTTGTCAATATGCTCTCCGGGAAATTCCCCGACCGATCTACGCTGATGGAAGGTACCGGTGATGACCTTGTGAAGAGCTTCTACAACGGGTGCCTGGAATATCTGACGGTGCCGAACGAGTACCTGTTCTACGATGTGTTCCCGGAAGCTCGTCTGGTACAGACCGGAGCGGACACGAAGATCATCAACCTCAAATCCAAGTCCCGCTTCCCCACTATCATGTGTCGCTCCATTGATGCTCGTCAGGTGGGCTTGTCTGAGGCCACCAATGTCCTGTACCTTGATGACTGTGTGGAGGGCCGTGAAGAGGCGAAGAACCGGCAGCGGCTTGATGACAAGTGGGAAGTGATCTCCGGCGACATTATGGGCCGTGCCATTGAGGGTACCCCTATGGTCTTCACTGGCACCCGGTATTCCATTTATGACCCCATTGGCCGTATTCAGGAGTACGCAGAGCAACAGGGTTGGGCATGGAGGGCCATTGAGATACCGGCCCTTGACCCCATCACGGACGAAAGCAATTATGAGTATGAGCGAGAGGGTCAGAAGATTTTCACCACGGCCTACTTCCGGGAGCAACGGGAGCTTCTGTCCGCCGAGCAGTTTGAGAGTGAGTTCCAGCAACAGCCCTTTGAGGCCAAGGGTCTTCTCTTCAACAAGGACGAACTGAACTATTTCTTTGAGCTGCCGCCTGACCGGGAACCGGACACCATCATTGCCGTAGGAGATACCGCCGAAAGCGGTTCTGACTCCACCTCCATGCCGGTAGCCGTCATCTATGGCACCGAGGTCTACATTGTGGATGTGGTCTTTGACGATGCTCCCGCCGAGGTGACAAAGCCAGAGTGCGCCAAGTGCCTGATCTCCAACAAGGTTGCCTCCGCCACCTTCGAGGCTAATAACGCCGGTCAGTATTATGCCCGGGATGTGGCTGATATTATCCGGCAGCAAGGGTACTCCATCGGTATTCGGACAAAGCGTACCATTTCCAACAAGCAGACCCGGATTGAGTTTGCCTCCGACAATATCAAGAAGAACTTCTACTTCAAGCACCCCACCACCTACAAGCGGGGCAGTCAGTATTGGAACTTCATGAAGGAGTTGACCACCTACACCCGGAGCGGTAAGGTGCCGCACGATGACGCACCTGACTCCCTGGCTCTGCTGGAAAATGAAATCCGTATGCTGAGTGGCGGGAAAATCGAAATCTTCAAACGGCCTTGCTGATACCTTGCGCTTTTTTCTCTGCAATGGTATTATAAAGAGTTAGGCCATTGACAAGCATTAGAGATTATGCTATGATGTGAGGTGATAGAAAGGCATTTTGCGGGGAGGTGATTGAATGG